CGGAGCCTTTCCTTGGGTTCGAGAATGTTTAGATTGGGATACTCAGGGGATGGATAATAATCTGAAGGTAGCTATTATAAAAGACGAGTTCTCTATTATTGATGGAGAAGTTTCAGCTTTACAGGCTATGGGTGAAGGAAAGACCTTCCCTTATAATTCAGTACTAACTAAATCAGAGGCTCAGGCCTTAGTTCGAGGTGAATTGTTTACAGAAGTTAATACAGAAGCTTAAGGCGTTTCTCTGCCCTAAGGAAGTTATCTGTCCTTGTGATAGGTGTCAGTCAGCTCTCTTACCTAAAGATTCCCCAGAAGAAGGAGATAAAATGGTTCGGGAGCTATGGAATAAAGACCTTAGGTCAATAAATAAATAATTATTACCTTTGTAACTATGGATGCAAATTTAACAATAAAAATGGGGCAATTAATAATAGCTGTCATTACTATGTTGGCTGCGGCTATCGGTGTGTGGGTTAATCTAAACAACGATATAACCAAGATTAAATCCCGAATGTATCACCTAGAGCAACAAGACCAAGAGAATAAGATTATTTTTGCTAAAATCCTAGATAAACTACAGCATATAGAGCTTCTATTAGCTGAGAATCAGATAAAAAGTAAATGAAGGGGTATATACTCAGATTAAGAGATGACGGACAGGAGACTTTAGGGGCTCTTGTTATATTTGATGGACTTAAAAAGATATTTGAGTGTAAGACCTGTGAGCTACCTTGGAAAGCTAATATGCGTAATATATCTTGCGTACCTAGAGGAGTCTACCACGTTAGTCATAGAGAGAGCTCTAAGTACGGTAATCACCTACATATAGAGGATGTTAAGAATAGAACTTTTATTTTAATCCATGTAGCGAACTTCGAGGAGGAATTAAGGGGTTGTGTG